AATTTGTCACTATTGATATTGGTGATCCTAACCAACATGAGGAGATAAATGATGAGTAAGTTAATAAATATAAGAGCGTATGAATATAAAGAGCTAAATGATGAAGCAAAAGCTACATTTACTCAATATATGTATAACAGTCCTTTCGACTATGAAGATGAAGATGAAAACGGCAATACCATAATCAAGTATGACTACTTTGCCGATATGGACTTAGACGACCAGATAGAATTTTGTGAAATGAATAATTATCTTTTCAATAAGTATGGCGAGTTGATTAACCATTTAGAGGAGGTACATGATGAGTAAACCAAAATTAGAAATTGTTTCAGATGATCTTGTCTGGCTTGAATTTGCTGGAAAAGAAATAAGGATTGCACACAATGAATATGATGATGAATCTATACGCATTACTGTTCATAATCCAGAAGAAGATTACCATGCACAATTATTTGTTAGAAAAGATGAGGTGTATTCATGACTTGGGAAATAATTAACAACACCAAACAAGCTGTTCTAGCTTATGAATGTAAGTATTGCGATAGCCCGATTATGTGCTTGGCTTTTGAAACCAATAAACGACTGCATTTAGATACTAAGCGCAGTACCTGTTCTAACTTCATGTGCGAACAACACAACAAAGAACATGATCTCTTTGATCTTATGATTGGAGGTGAGAGTGTTTGAAATATTACTCTTGATCTTGTTCGGAGTCTTCCTTGACTTCGTCGATAGCAGGTGGCGAGATTGACTCGTCATCTGTTCTTTCTATTGACCCCTCAATAACTTCCCCACCCATTAACTGTTTTAATCTGTTCTCAATCTCTGCACGAGACATTTGATCGATCTTGCCGTATCTAACTTCCTTCTTATCAACGATCAGACCTCCAACTTTCAGCAAACTATTCTGCGCTGCGATTGCTGCGTTAAAAGAACCCGACTCTAAAGCTTGATCCCGAATATCATACAAATCTTTAACAGCTCTATCCTGGTTCAGCTCATACTTCTTACGCACTTCACCCATCAGATAATTAATCTCTTTCTTAACCTCTGGGTGCTGTAAATTTTTATAAGCCGACTGCCTTGCATCTTTGTAACCCGACTTCCTGGCACATTCAACATAACTCATATTAGGATTATTAACCACATTCCAAACAAATACCCTTTGCATTCTGTTTAGCTTATTGGATAGATTGAAAAATTCTATTGCTGGATCTTCTGCTTCATCCAACAAAGGTTGGAAACCCGACTGTTCTTTGCTCATGTAGATTTATTTTAGATGATACTTATTGTAAATGTAAAGAAGGGGGGCTATATCTAGCCCTTTAGATGTGGCTAGCCCTACATATCCTATATATGTATAAGTTCCAATCCTATTTGATCTTAAAACCCCTGTCAAGTTTTAAGTAACAAATAAAGTATATTGATCTCTAGTTCTCTGACAAAAATGAAAAAAATGCAAAAATAGTCAAAGCCTTTGTTTATGTATGTTTGCGACGTCAAGCCTACTATGACAAAAGTCTGACAATAATAAACCCGACAGTTATAGACAAAAAAAACAGAGCGTTTCGTCGCTAGGTCGCTCTGACACCTTCTGTCTTGGGGAGAACTTCCAAGACATACGACAAACCTAATTAGACTCCGTATCGATATTGATCCAAGTCGTAATCGGATACGAGAATGTCGACCTCCATCTTAGCGTTGTGTGTGGCACAACCCTTATGTTTGACATGACACTTCTCATAATTATCTACTAATTCTTGATGACTCTCATAACCCATTCCTAATGCTTCTTGTATCGCATCATGACGCTTGATATCATCAAGTACTACATCATAAAATTCTCTGTATAATTTTGACATAATCCATCCTTATTTTTACAGTTAGTAGACATCTTATACCTATTGCGGTTATAATGTCAATACTATGAAAGATATACACGATAACTTAGAAACAGATCCACAAAATCTGTCACCAATCGAAGAAGTAGAGCAATCAATGTGGCATACCACAAACGCTGTTCTAGACCTGATGCGTGCTATCAACACGCTACCTGTAGAGCAATCACAACATATTAAAGATATGTTCAACCGTATTGAGGATGGCAAGTCAAAAGATGTATAACAAATACCACGACCAAGTCAAAAATCTAGCAATAGGTGAAATAATCAGAGTAGATCGCAGATGGGGCTACCCTGCTGTGATAAAATTATTCAAAGACTTTGGTTATCAATACGAAGATATACACAAACCCGAAGCAACCTGGGCTAAGAACGTAAGGAGGATAGCATGAACGAACTACCAGAAATATTATCAGAACACGAACATGTGATTATTGGGGATACTTATTACTTTCCTGACATGCCAAACAACATATACCATAATCCACCTGGTATCTCTTCTTCAACCATAAGAAGATTTGGACAATCACAACTACACGCTCTGAATGAAGAAATGGAGGACTCACATGCCTTGCGCTTCGGTTCAGCAGCACATGCTTTGATTGTGGAGGGTGAATCAGTCTTTAATAAAGAAGTTGCCTGTCTTACTGGCTCACCTTATACCCAAGCTAACAAAGATTTAAAACGTGATTATGAAAAACGAGGGCTAACTGTTATCAATGCCAATGATAGAGAAACAATCTACAGCATGAAGAATAACTTATGCCATTACGGTGATCATGCTTTGAACCCAACAGCAACAGATTATCCAGGAGTCTTTACTAGACCAGCTGAAGTTGCTCTGTTCTGGTGGGAGAACGATATGTTGTGCAAGGTTAAGTCCGACATGTTGCGTTATCCTATGGATGGCCAATACGACGACAAAACCATTATCTTAGTAGATTACAAAACAACTCAATCAGTAAAGCCACGAGATTTTACTGGTTCAGTTAAAAAGTATCAGTATGAGTTACAAGCTGCTTGGTATAAAAGAGCGTTTGAGCAAGCAGGTTTTACTGTTGCTGACTTTATTTTTGTCGCACAAGAAAAGAAACATCCTTACGCTTCTAAAGTCTTTAAGATGAAACACGAAGATATGGAAGTAGGATGGATGGAGCTTGACAGACTGTTAGGCGAATATAAATCTGTAATAGAAGGTAGAAGCCTACCATCTGTTTACAACACACCAGAAATAGTGGAGATTGAATTATGAGTATAGATAATATTAAACCAGAAGACTATGAAGCCGAAGAACAATGCGACTTTGGTAAAAATATGGATGACGATATAACTGACCAAGAATGGGATAAGCAAATTGATGCTCGTGCCTCACAACGACAAGTCGGTGGCGACCATTATAAAAAGCTAGCCATTCAACCAGCTGAGTATTGTTTTAGGAATAAACTTAATAACCTGGAATCAGAAGCTGTTGGTTATATTACTAGATCCCGTTTTAAAAATGGAGCTGAGGATATTAAAAAAGCTATTCACACTTTAGAATTGTTGTTAGAATATAGTGACTATTAGATAATAGTTTTTCATTTTATCCGTAATAAAAGTAGGGAGCCGAAAGGCTCCCTTTTTTATATACACTATAAATTAACCATTCGGAGAATGATAAGAATGGATGTTTATATACTAGAACAATTTATAGATAAAAAAAAGGGGCCGAAGCCCCTTAAAGCAACACTTTATAATGTGGGAGGAGAGCCAGTCTTTCCCGTACTAGGTGCTGTTGGACTAACAGCGCTGAGGTACTCACCAATTTTAGTTTTTTTAGACACTACCTCTTCGCCTTCTTTATTAGTCCAAGTTTCTTCCTTGTGATAAATGCCAAGATCAAGTGACTTGTTCACTAGTTCATGCACATTTGCTGGAAAAGACTTAAAGCCTGTTGCTTTACAAAGCTGCGTGAACATCTCGTTAGAGATTCTTCTCGCCTCTTCACTAGCAGACCATAAAGAGTAAAACTCAACATGATCTCTGTTATTGCCGTTGTTTATTTCGTAAACAACTCTTACAGTCCAATTACCTGACTGAGATTTATACTTCTCAGCTGTAATGATTCTCGCACTATGCACACCAGGTGCTGCGATTTCTTTCTTTTCGACAACGGGTGGTTTAGATATATTTTCTAACCACTCGACACCATCAAAATCACTCATTATTTCCTCCTACATTTTGAGTATTGAATCCTAGTTTACCTATAACACTAGTAAGGTTAGGTGCTTCAAAGCCATCAAGCTTTCCAGACCTATCTTTAGCAGTATAGCCTTGACCGACGTCAGTCTGCAGCCATCTGTTTTTAACTAGCGCACCCTCATCATCTTGCTCTTCGATAACTCTTAACGCTAAGACTTCATCAAAGAAGTAAGTAATGGATTGCCCTAGTTTAGTACCAACCATTTTTGGTTCGTACTGCATTACATTATCCACATTCATCTTTTCCATTTTGGAAACAAAAACAACGTGCATATGTAAGTCTCTGTATGCCCTCATGACATTAGTGCAAGTTTCTTGAACATTACCGTATGCCATTCTTGGATCTTTGTGACGTGCTTTTTCAAAATTAAGAAGTATCTCAGACATCTCAGAAATGGAATCTAGACAAACGGTATCGTAAACTAGCTCACCATTTTTAAGAGCTTCACATATCTCTATAATTTCTTTAGCTTCTTTTACCTGAATAACATCTATGTCCTGGTTGTCTCTAACTGAGAGCAAACCAGATTCCATATCTATCATCAGTTTCTTACCTGGAGCAGTTCCACAAAGTGTTGTTTTACCAGCACCTGCAGCTCCATAAACGAGTATCTTAACCCCTTGTTTATTCACTAAGGAATCAGGGCTAACAATTCTATCTTTAAAAGACATATCTCTTCTCCGATTAAAATTAATATTGACAATATACTATATCATCATCTACACTTTGTAAATCATATAATTTATTATTGTATTTATGGAGAAGGAATATATCTGGTTAGCAAACTACTACTTTAGAAATAAAGTACTCTCTACAAAATATCTAAATAAATTAAACACTATAAATATACAACCACAATATAAGGAGCGTGAAGTGAAAAGATATACACTTAAAGAATATATTGAATTTATTGGCAACAAAGAGGCTGCCAATTTATTTAACTGTTCTTTGCATTCAGTTAAAGCCTGGCGTTACAACCTAAGGCAACCATCTATCGATCAAGCAAAAGTAATTATACGGGCATCCGAAGGTAAATTAGATTTTGAATCCATCTATGGCAATCTCGAAGATATAATTGCTGAATGTTCAACCTAAATTTAACAGAAAACGAGAAGCCTCTCGACTTAGCCTTAGCCTATTATGATGAAGGCTTGTCAGTAGTTCCTCTGCTCAGACAGTCAAAGAAACCACCAGTTTTCTTGGGTGGTTGGCATCAATACAAAACAGAAAGGCCCAAAAGAGAGACTGTAATAGAGTGGTTCAAAGATCGTGATGATCTTGTAGTAGCACTTATATGCGGTCAATTTATTGTAGTTGATGCTGATACACCCGAGGCTATGGGGTGGGTAGAAAACAACTTACCGCCTTCCCCATTCAAAGTTGTAACAGGTAAGGGTATGCACTACTACTATAACAACCCAGAAAATTTTACGACTTTTGCCACCAAGAGAACTAACGACACACCAATAGAAAGATTAATCGATATCAGGGGAGAGGGTGGTCTGATTATTGCGCCGTACAATAAACACGCAAACGGTAATATCTATAGACCAAAAACCATACCCGAATGGGACATCTATGACTTTGATGATTTGCCTGACTTTACAGAAAAAGAATGGGTACAAATAACAGGCAACGGTAAAAACAGTAATGGACATGTGATGACTGCACCATTCTCATTAGAAGGTGTAAACGAGGGTTCAAGAAATGATCAAGCAGCAAGATTAGCTGGTTACTTAATATCTAAATCCATCAACCTGGACTTCATAAAGTTTTTTATGCAATCCTGGAACACACAAAACGAACCACCTCTATCACAAGCAGAAGTCAATTCAGTTGTTGAATCTGTCAAGCAAACACACGACAGGAAGAATCAGAAGGCGCCTTTGTTTACGAACACAAGGGAACAGATAGCACCACCAAAAGACCTATTCAATCCACCTGGCATCCTCAAAGATATGTTTAAGTTTTGTGAAGAGATTGCCCAGGTATCGCAACCAGAATTATCTATTGTCGGGGCATTAGCTTTGTGTAGCGTAACTTGTGGGAGACTCTATAGAACTAATATGAACAATTTTGCTTCACTTTACTTTATGGGTATAGCCAAATCTGGACAAGGTAAAGAAAATATAAAATCCTTCGTTGAGCGTGTTCTAAATATGTCAGAACATTCCGATCTTGTTGTTGGAGATGGCTATACTTCTTCTGGTGCTGTTCATTCTATTTTGCGTTATCGACCTACACAAATAACCATTATGGATGAGTTTGGTAAAAGACTAGAGGCAATTGGTTCACAACAAAATACCAACCGAGAAGATGGTATTCAAACGCTGATGGAAGCTTGGGGAAGGTGTCACGGTACACTCAGACCAGATAACTATTCTTTGATGAGTGTGCCTGACCAGTACAAAGACCAAGCTATGAATAGGGTCACACACAAACCAGCTATTACTCTTGTTGGTTTATCTGTTCCACAAAACTTTTATAAAGCTTTGAACTCAGGTCGTATTGCTGATGGTTTTTTAAACAGATTCTTGGTCGTAGAATCCAAAGAACCGAGGAAAGTGCAAAGACTGAAAAAGTTTGCTAGCCCACCACTCAAGATAGTCAACTGGGTCAACTGGATCAGGAGATCAAGATCAGAGTTTGCAGGTGTTGAACTGAATAATGCAGAATTAGATTTTCAACCACATGTCATACCATTCTCACAAGATAGTGAACAGCTGCTTAATGAGTTTGCACAAGAAATAGTCAAGCGCCAAGAAGTATTAGAAAAAGATAATCTAGAACCATTACTATCTAGAACAAGAGAAAAGGCTATGCGTTTATCTTTGCTATGTGCTTTAGCAGATGACGCACAATGTAAGGAAATACCTGGACATGTTACACAATGGTGTATTGATTATGTCAGATATTACGACCTTATGTTTATAGAAGCATGCCGAGATAAGGTTGCTTCTTCTGCAATTGAATCCAAGATTAAACAAGTTTTATCTTTCATCCGTTCACGTGGTGAAACAGGTATATCCAAACGGGAAGTGGATAGAGGTGAACTATTTAGATCAATGAAATCTTACGAAGTTAAAGAGATTATTGAAAGACTAAAAAATGCAGGTGAAGTGCAAGAAATGGATATTAAAATCGGAGGTAAAGGCAGACCAACAAAAAGACTTGTTGCTGTCGACCCAACATATTATGAGGATTAATTATGAAAAAACCTAGTTTTGAAACAAAAGACGATCAAAAACGAGAAGAACGTGTCGCAGGCTTTATTGAAGGTGCTTGGGGTGTAACTTGCCACAAGCTGCCAACTATGTACGGTTTAGATTATTGGATTGAGTCCAAGGAGAAATGTTATTGGTGCGAAGTTAAATGTCGCACTTTCAGTTATGACAAGTACGACACTTTAATATTATCAGTAGCCAAACTTATGAAGGGAGCTGGCTACGCTCAGGCTACAGGAATACCATTCATAACTGTTTATGCTATGACTGACGGGCTTTATTATCATGAATGGGATCCTGACTACACTTACGATATCCGTATGAATATTTCGCAAGATCCAACTTACGAAGATGACAATGAGCCGTATGCTCACATACCTAAAGATATGTTAAAATGTTTGAGTGATAAGCCTTTGGGCTTGGATAGGAGCGAAATAGGACTATGTTAGATAAACTTAAATCAGTAATCGGTGCAGTCGCACCAACAATCGGAACAGCCCTTGGTGGGCCAATGGGTAATGCAGCTATGAGTATATTAGCTGATAAGTTAGGTGTGCCTAATAACAAAGGTGCAGTAGAAAAAGCAATTGCACAAGCAACACCTGAACAATTAGCAGAAATAAAGAAAGCAGAACTTGCTTTTGAAAAACAAATGAAAGAATTAGAAGTTGACGTTTTTAAACTTGAAACACAAGATGTCCAAAATGCTAGAGCAAACTTTAGCAAAGACTGGACATCCAAACTGCTAGGATTTATTACAATTGGTGGCTTTATGGGCTATATATTCTTAGTGACAATACAACCACCAGAACAAAATAGTGAGGCTTTAATTAATTTGGTACTTGGCTACTTAGGTGGTTTAGCAAGTGCAGTTATATCATTTTATTTCGGTGCTTCACATAAAGGAGACGAGTAACCTGTTGACTTGCTTTACTGCACAACGTAATCCAGGGCTGAAAAGCATATGCGTTGGAACATCAGGTTACTCACTTAAATGAACGAAGTAGTTACGATCATTCAACAAGTAGGTTTTCCTATTGCAGCAGCTTTGGGGCTTGGTTGGTTTATCTACCAACTAATCATGCGTATTGTTGATGGTATGGAAAACAAGCTTGATGTCGTTGACGAAAAGGTTGCTGAACAGATAACCGCTATGGAACAAAGGTTGGGCACTAAGCTTGACTCCCAACACGGTATCTTAGTAGCATTAATAGATAGGGTTAGAAGTTTAGATAACGAGATTATCAGACAAGACACTCTAATTAAAACTATTTTAGGGGTGCCACAATTAATAGACAGTAATAAGATAGCTAAAGCAGACAGAGATGACCAAAGAAAAGACTAAAGACCGAGGATATTCATATGACCTACATAGTTATTATGCTCGTAAAAGTAAGAGGACGGGTTGCGGGTTACTCATAATTCTTATCCCTTTTTTAACGCTTCCTGTCCTCGCTTCTGAGTACACATTACAAAAAGAATATAATTTTAATTACCAAGAACCAATTACCACAGGCCAGTATGTCTTGTATGGTATGGCTCAAGCCCTTGATCTATACACTACATATAAGGCAACACCTTATCCATGTTTAGCAGAGAGCAATCCTTTTTTACCAAAAAAGCCTAGTATTCAGGATTTGATTATTTTTGATACAGTTCACAATTACCTAGTTTTAAAATATGTTGATGATAGCGATACTCTAGCTTTGCATACTGGTTTAACTTTCACAGTTGCCTACAACAACTACAAATTAGTGGAGCAAGGATGTTAAGAAGAAAGCCAAGACTAATCTCAGTTATACTAATATTTTTATGTTTGGGTTTGTATGTTCAGTCTGATGAAATTAAATTCAAATTTAAGTCACCATCATTTAGTGGTGTCGGCACATCTCAACATTACCTAACTATCGACGAACAAGAATATACCAGAAAAGAAGCTTTAAAAGCAGAGATAAAAGCTTTGCAAGATGAGTTAGAACGAGATGCTGAAAATACGACACTAGCTAGATTCTTAAGAAACTTTGAATCACGAGTTTATGCACAATTGTCCAGGCAGTTAGTAGATCAACTATTTGGTGAAAACCCATCCGAAGATGGTAGTTTTACTTTGTTCGATAACCTTATTACTTGGACTACTGACGGCATAACTATTACAATGAATATATTTAATGAAACAACTGGCGAGACAACTACTATTACTATCCCTATTGGGGACTTTGGTTTCTAGTTGCACAACTCATTTATCCTACATATCACCCTGTCTTACTAACCCAAATAACGATTACAAAGATGTTGTTACTATTGTTGGTGAAGCAAAGTGTTTTTCTAAAAGTGCTTTTATCAATCAACCAGTTACTGATGCGATAGCAAACATACCACCTGCAGCGCAAAGACCAGTTGTTGCTGTTTATACATTTCCAGATGCAACAGGACAAAGAAAGAGTATTGATGGTTATGCAAGTTTTAGTTCAGCTTTGACCCAGGCACCAGAAGCATATCTTATACGTGGCCTTAAACAATCAAGATTCTTTCGTGTTGTTGAGCGTGTTGGGATAGATCATGTCACCCGTGAAAGACAGATCATAAGATCTACTAGAGAAAGGTTTGACGAAGATGAAGAGCAAATGCCTTTGTTGTTTGCTGGCATAATATTTGAAGGTGGTATTATTGATTACAACACAAATCTTTTAACTGGAGGTATGGGTGCCAGGTATCTTGGAATCGGTAATTCAAAACAGTATCGTGAAGATACAGTTATA